CATGCAGCCGCCGATGGAGACGCCGCAGCAGCCGCAAGCTGATCCCGAGATGATGAAGGCCGAAGCCGAGATCGCGATCAAGCGCGAGAAGATGCTGGCCGAGCTGGAACTGAAGCGCGAGGAAATGCTCGCCGAGTTTGAACTGAAGCGTACGGAGCTGGCGATGGAAGCGCAGCTCAAGGGCGTCGAGCTGGCCGCGAAGAATACGTCGGTGCAGCCCAACATCAGGAGTGTCGTGTAATGTCTGGCGGTGGTGGAGACGGTGGTAACGGTGGCGGTGTCGGCGAGACCGACATGGGCGGATACACGGACGAGCAAGCTGCTGCTGTTTCTGCGGCAATAGGTGCTGCCGACGCATCTGGGCCTGAATCAATGGGCGTCGGCGGATATAGCCAAGCTCAATCTGAAGCTATGGCTGACGCAGCAATGGCGATGGATTTTGGTATGGACCCGATGGGCGTGGTCGGAAACGTTGCCGACCCCAACGATACTTTGGGCCTCGGCTTGGGCACCCAGCAAGGCACGGCGATGGCGTTTGCTGATCCGCCTGATATTGGATTTCTTGGCCGCGCAGCGCTGGGTTTAATGGGCTTGTCGCCCAAAGGATTCGCTGTAGCTCCAGACACAACCGCAATCGGAACAATCGGCATTGGAATGCCCGGTATTGCGAGTGCGGTGACAAACGCGCTTGGATTCAACACATCGCCAATATCGTTTACCTACGACGCGAGTTACCCAGGCAACCCAAATGAAGACCACACATTTGATGTGAGTATTGGGTCAGACAACGTGCAGCAGCCAGATATATTGCCGCCCGTCGCGCAGCCGGTCGCGGTCGTCGAAAATGTTGCCGCGCCGATCGTTGTCGAAGACCCGATGGCGACGCCGTCGCTGCTAATGCGTCCCTCGACTTTGAACGTCGCTCCGGCAAATTCCCCTGCCGCATACAGTTTGCTGTACCCGGAGCAGGAGCGGCGTTTCCAAGAGAGTTTTGCGCTGCGGCCTGAGTATTACAGCGGCGCTCTCGACACGACCGGCTATCAACCAGTGGCGAGCTTGCTGATCTGATGGATGAGGGCAAGAGGCGAGAGGAAGTTGACCGTGGCGCGCGCGCTGCGGCGCTTTTGAGAGATGAGCTTCTAAGCGAAGCTTTTGAAACACTAGAGATTTCATACATTTCCGCTTGGCGGGAAACTGAGGAAGCTCAGTCCGACCGACGCGAAAAGATTTTCCTGATGCTCAAGTCGCTGCAAGGCGTCCGCGCGCATCTTGAAAGTGTCGCCATGACTGGCGACCTAGCACGTCGCGAGCTTGATCGCGGCATTCAAGGATAACCGCGCGGACAAGCGTTCGCCTCCGCAAGCGGCCCTTATCAAATGAGGTTTTAAAATGACCGATACCACGCAGGCTGGGGACAGCCCGCTGACGGCTAATGCTGCCGTCAATATGCTGCTCGAACGGAACACCCTTGGGGTGCAAGCCGACGAACCAGCATCATCTGAACCAGTCGAAGAAGCCGTTTCGGACGAGCCGGTAGAGGCAGAGGCCGCAGAGGAAATCGACGAACAGGCCGACGATGAAGAACCCATTGAGGCTGCTGAAGCTGACGAGGTCGAGGAGACTGAGGAAGCCGATGAGCAGACGGAGACTATCTACACTGTCAAGGTTGACGGGCAAGAGGTCGACGTCACCGAGCAGGAGCTGCTCAACGGGTATCAGCGTCAAGCCGATTATACGCGCAAGTCGCAAGCACTAGCCGAGCAGCGTAAAGCTGGCGAGGCCGAGGTTTTAGAAGCGCGTAAACTGCGCGACCAGTACGCCGCAGCATTGCAACAGGTCGAGCAAATCTTCACACCGCAAGACCCCGGTGAGGAACACTGGAACAAGCTCTACGAGAGCGACCCGCTGGAATACGTCCGCGCCCGCGATCAGTTTCGATCGCAGCAGGAAGCTTTCCAAAAAGTCATCTCTGAGCGCCAGCAACTAGGTCAGCAACAGCAAGCTGAAACGGCGAAGCAGCGCGAAGCTCATCTCGCAGAACAGCGAGACGAGATGATGCGCAGGATACCGGCGTGGTCCGATCCTGATGTCTTCGCAAAGGAACGCGACAGCCTAAAGACATGGGCAAACGACGCAGGCATCACCGACGAGGAAATCGCCGGGATTACCGATGCCCGCGCCGTCGAGACGCTCCGCAAGGCATGGCTGTATGACCAGTTGGTCACGGACAAGGCGGTGAAGAAGAAAAAAGCAAAACCTGCACCGAAGGTGTCCCGGTCGGGACAACCGCGAAGCAAGGCAGACGGTGAGGTGCGCAGAAAAAACGCCGCGATGAACAAGCTGTCCAAGACTGGAAAGCTCAACGACGCGGTGGATTATCTCCTAACCTCCTAGATAAGGAATCGCAATATGGCGACTCATACAACGAGTTCGGCTATTGGCGAACGCGAGGACTTGTCAGATGTGATCTATCGGATCGATCCTGACGAAACTCCCGTATTCTCCAACGCCGAAAAAGTAACCACTTCTGGTATCTTCCACGAGTGGCAAGTTCAGGAACTCGCAGCAGCCGTTAACACAAACTATGTGAACGAGGGCGCTGACTGGTCCTACGTCAACCCGTCGGCAACGACGCGGCTTGGTAACTACCACCAGATCAGTGCGCAGGCGGCGCAAGTGTCGAACACACTTGAAGTTGTCGACAAAGCTGGTCGCGACCGAGAAAGCGCGTACGTTAAGGTGCTGAAAGGTCTAGAGCAGCGCCGCGACATCGAAAAGGCTTTGTTTAAAAACGAAGCCCGATCAGGCAGTGACCCTCGTAAGGCAGGGAAGCTGCTGTCGTATATAACGAACGCTGACTTCTCCACTGCTGGCTCGACCTCTGCGGTCTCGGCAGGCACGGGCGCTGACGCTGCTACCTTAACGGGTAACGATCGCGCATTGAGCCTCGCGCTCATCGATAACGCGATGGAATCGGCCTACACCGACGGGGGCAACCCTTCGATGATGGTAGTGTCTCCGGCGAACAAGGTTGCGTTTTCCGATCTGTCCTCGGGCAGCGCGGTGACCAACCAGTTGCACATGACGAGCAACGCACCGACCGATGCAGTCATCATCGGCTCCGTCAGCATGTACCTAACGGACTTCGGTACGCTCAACGTGGTCATCGACCGTCAGGCTAACAATAGCGAGATTCATCTTCTCGATCCTGACTTCTACTGCATCGGACACCTGCCCGGTCGCATGTTTAACGTCTCGGACGTAGCGCCCTCTGGAGATCGCACACAGTTTGCGATCGTCAGCGAATGGACGCTCATTATGAAAGCACCGAAGGCTCACGGTTCGGTCTTCGACCTTTCGACCTCCTAGTCTGAGGTCACATTAACGCGATGAGGGGGAGGCTTCGGCCTCCCCTTTTTCGTTGGAGATTTAGATGCTCGGCACCTTCAGCCTAATGGAGCGCGACGGAAAGTTTTTCGTTCTCGTTCAGCTTGGCCCCTTCAGCAGCGAAGAAGACGCGAGCGATGAGCTGCAAGATATGTTCGACGCAGTCGACGCAGATGTGTTCACCAATGTGATGGTAAACTAATGAAAAAGCTACTTACGGAAGCTCCCGGCAAAAAGACCTACATGCAATTTGATGGCGACGACACGACCGTTGTTACCGAGCAGGAAGTCTCGCCAATTATCGATCAAAACAGGCGGACGGCAAACGAATGGAAATATGGGAATTTGCTCGGCAACACGCAGAGGCATCAGCAAAAAGTCGCCGAGATTCCCAGCACGGTCTACTACGAGCTGGTCAAAAAACTCGGCGAGCCGCGCCATGACAATCTGAAGGCGTGGAAGCGCTGGCTCAACGATCCTGACAATCGTGCGTGGCGCACCGGCGGCGGGCGAGTCTGATGGCGATCGAGACTTACAGCGAGCTACAGACGGCGGTTGGTAACTGGCTGGGCCGCGACGACCTTACAGACCGCATTCCTGAGTTCATCGATCTTGCAGAGGCGCGCCTGTCGCGTGAACTTGAGACGCGCGAGCAGGAAAAGCGCGCGACTGTCACGACGACGGCTGACGACCAGTATATCGCGCTGCCGACTGGCTTGCGCGAAATTCGCCATGTGCAACTCAACACCTCGCCGCGCACGACGCTGCGCTACGTCGCGCCTGACCA